ACTTCATATTTAGATTTGTTAATTGGTTTATCTTTGTCGTTGATTACAAGCTTCTGCTTAGTATCGTTAGCACTCGGAGATTGTCCTGCTCCTAGTTCTCCGCCTTTTCGAATGAAGCTCGCTAGTGCTCGTAGTGCACGCATTTTATTTGGGCCAGCATCAGGAACTTCACTCCATGTAATGCCGTTGTCCTTCAGGATTTGTAAAAGGTTATCTCCGTGTTGGTCACGAACCTCACGAGCTAACTTCTTCGAAGTATCTCTGTCCATTACATAATCGTTGCCTGGCTTCTTAGTAACTGTAACCCCAGTCTTTGAAGCTGTAGCTGAAGGAGCTTGTTGCTTCGTCGCTGTAGCCTTTGGATTCGCTGTAAGGTGTTTCTTTGCAGCTGAGAAAGCTCTTAGAGAGTTCTTAACAAAGGAACGCTCGTCAGTATCAGGTACTTTGTCCCACTTAAGTCCCATTTTGTTCTCTACATGGTCTATCAGGCTTTCCTTTAAGACCTGGCGTTCAGAGCGGTCAGCTATTTGGTTTATTCGAGCTACCTCAGATGTAAACTCTCCAGCGTTTTTAAAGTCCCAATCAGGAACGTTTACATTTTTAGTTGTATCAACTTTGTTCTCGTGCTTGGCTTTAATCCATACCGTTTGCATATGGGTTTTACCATTACGTGTAACCATTCGTTTAACGGCTACCAATCCATTACGACTCATGTATAACGCCCCCTATTCCTTACTGTCTTTAGCTTCAGATGTTAAGATATTATCTCTTTCTAATTCAGGGTTAGTAACTATGAGTGGGTTCGCTACATTTCGGATATCGTCCCATGAACACTCTACACCTTCACCTTGTGCGGAGCCTTGGTACATATCGCATCCAGAACAGAAGTCACGTTGGTGAGCTTCGTTTAACACTACAACCTTGTTTAATAAGCGACAGAAAACTCTGTTTTCAGAGTCCATCAAATTCACGTGGTTTACTTTTTTCATTTAAACCTCTCCTTTATCCTTTAAACTCAAGATTCCCAAGACTATCGAAACCAAAGCCGTCAGGTAACACAGCAATAGGACACGTGCAGTTCGGATGAGTTGTGTAGGTAGTAGGTAGCCATTCCGTTACTTTTCTTCCTACGTTGTCACCATTAGCTAATAGCTCGCTCATCTTAAAAATCTTTGGTGTAACTCCATCAGTCTCTAAATAGAGGCGCTTACAGTGATTACATGCGTCTGGTGAAGGGCGTCTAAACACCTGAGTGTCTCCACCTTTAGCTTGTCCATGAATAGTATCTCCAGCTAGAATCGAAGCAACTTCTCCTTGTAATCGAGAGTTCCAAAGTTCCGTATGCGCTACACGTCTCCAGTCCCTAGCCCAGTCCTCTGTATTATGATATAACTCACTAGCTAGTTTTCCTCTAGTTTGTTGCTTTATGATAGACTGGGAAACTGTATCCCTGATAAGGTTCCTTTGCATAATCTCTAGATTAGCTGATTTACTAGCATTAACTATCTGAGTATTAATCTGCCTTCCAACCTTCTGTCCCAGTGCTGTAACATACTGTGCAGCGTTTTGTTGGGCATACTTAAGCGAGTTCTTCTCCATAGCAGTAAGAGGCATTTTCGAAGCCCGTTTTTTAAGTTCCGCATACGTTATTTTCTTCACGTCAGACTCATTTAGAATCTGAACAAGCTTTCCTAAAACGTATGCATTCTCAATTAATGACGTAGCGTTTGCTGGAATCCCGAGCTTTTTTAGCGTCTCAGGGTCGGGCTTTCCAGTACCCGTCATAGCATGAAGCACTACACCAGTATAATTTTCAATTATTTTCGCAATCTCTTTTATTTGCTTCTCTGTTAAAATATCCAAGAAAAATCCTCCTATCCTTTTTCAATAACAGTCTTAATTTCGGAAAGCATTAAATTGGATACTTTATCGAAAAGGGTAAAAGCTTCACTTCTCACAACTTCAGAAAGGTTTAAGTCCAACGGAGCGTCAGGATTCTCTGCGTTCTTTCTTATCCCTTTTAAAGCCTTTTCAAGAGCCTCTTCGAGTTGCGAGTCAGAAAGATTATGTTCCATTGTTAGTTTCATAGTATCACCTCCATCAGTCTAGATAAATAATTGCTTCCTGAAGTTTACCGTCTATCAAGAGTGATTTCTTTACCGTTTTTTCTGGTTCCTTTTCACGCATTACGAATTTCTTTTTAAACTTCTTAAAGTCACTCTTTTGAATAGCCTGTAACTCTTGGTTGCTGTCACAGACTAAAATGAGCGCTTGAGATGCTTCCCCAAGCACCTCATAACGCCCCGTTTCGTTTTGTATTTCCATTTTTAGGTTCTTACCACCAATAGACTTGTAAACGTCAACAACGTAAACCCAGTCATTTTTCCTACCGTCAGACTGAGCTATCTGTTTTGCGAAATCCCATAGTTGCTCCATCATATCCCCCTTAAAGTGAATCGTCTTCATCTATAGAGTCAGCGTGATTAGAAATCCAACCACGGAAGTTTTTAGTCAAAGGACAAATTCCTACTCGGTCTGTTAACTTCGCAAAGTGGTTCATCTGACGTGCGAACCCTGATTTCTTTGGGTCTTTAAGGTCAGTTTGTCCTGTATGTCCAATAGCTACAATGTGACAGTCATCATGGAATCGAGTAAGTGTTTTCTTTAACTCCTCATGCGTATAGTTTTGTGTTTCGTCTAAAATAACCCCAATTCGCTCGTGGTCTTGTCCTCGTAAAAACGTATGAGAACGAATAGAAAGGAATCCTGTAGCTGGATTAGTAGCTTCTCCAAGCGTAAGACCTAGCTTGTGAACCGCACTAATAATCGGGTCTGCATAAGCCTGTTCTTTTTCTTCTTGCGTACCTGGACGGAACCCCATTTTGTCTTCTTGGACAGGAGAGAAGATATAATAAACACGGTCAATCTTTCCGTGCTCCCATAAGTAGTAAAGTGAAGCAAGTCCTAACGTCGTTTTTCCTGTTCCAGCTTTTGAGTTAGAGAATACAACATGTTTAGATAGAATCGAATTTACATAATATTCTTGTTCCTCAGTCATTTTGTCTCGCAGTCCATAGAAAAGACAGTTTTCAGGAAGCATAAGAACAACCCCTTGTCAGCTTAGATTTTTGTATTTGAAAAGCTATGGTAGCTTAGTACCATAGCCCTTATTAATAATATAGAGTTTAGTTAGTTATTTTCTTAAAAGATAACATCTTCCAAGTCGTCCACGTGCTCATCACCAAAGTCTTGCCACCCAGAAGCTGATGGGTCTTTAGTTAAATCTTTATCCGTCCAAGCCATATTCTTCGTATCATCAGGCGTAAAATAAGACATCTTACCGTCAGATTCATTTCGAACGATAAATTGAGCTTTCGTGCCTTCTTTGCCATTCCATCTTACCAAAGTATAACCTTTTCCAGCCAAGACAAACACCTCCTACTTCTTTAAGTCAAAATCTGCAAAGTGCTTCATCAAATCGGATTTGTTATCAACAGTCTTCTGTAAGCAAGATTTACACAGCTTTCCAGATTTGTCTTTTTTAGTGCCTTTACACACATTACAAAACTCAACCATTAATACCCCTCCCTTAAGATTTCAAGAACAATATCATTTCTAACTCCGAACTGTCTCGCTTTACTCTCCGAGCTCACGAAGATATCAATTTTGTTCCCTTTAATAGCGCCACCAGTATCCCCCGCAACGTATACACCATTTATTTGAGGGTAAGACTTCGAGCTTAATCGTACAAGAGAGCCGAGCTTGATAACTCTAGGGTCAACAGCTATTACTTTCATGTTAGGATTCCCTCTTAAGTCTAAGCCAGTAGCAGTAACACCAGAACAACCAGCGCAGTAAGCCGTATATGCTGTTCCTCGAACTAATAAACTTCTTTTGACAGTCTCCGTACCTCTACTAATTGTTGTCGTTTTAGTAGCCGTCCTCGCAGTAGTAGCAGGCTTTGGTACGTTCACCTTTTTCTCTGTCACTTTTTTAAGTTTGTAATCTCACTATTCAATTTAGAGTTCTCAGAAAGTAAAGCTTTATTTTTGTCTTTTAGTTCAGTATTTGCTTTAATAAGTAACCCTTTTTCGTAAGTGATTTGGTTCTTCTCTAATTTTAGAGTTTCAACAGCTTTTCCCAGTTCTTGCTTTTCAGCCTTAGTTTTTTCCAGCTCTTTCTGGAAGGACAAGCTACCTTGTGTGACCGTCACAAGCTCCCCCTTAACTTCCTCTAGTTCTTTCTGGGATTGGTTATACTGAACACCAAACCATACTCCTCCACCGAGGATAGCCAGCATGAGTACTGACGTTAACACCTTTTTCATGTAGTCCTCCTTCTGTGTATACACCAGTAATTATCGTATTTATACACGTTTTCTCTTATTCTTGCTAGTTCAGCAGAAAATTGGTGAAATAAAAACCTCCCCTTCTAAACTAAAGAAAGAGAGGTTCATCATTTTATACTCTTTGGTCAGCCCTTAAGGCATTCATCGAAATAGAAGCGAGTTCCCTTGAACTTTATAAAAGCTCTAGCGTTCCCGTAATAAATCTTGAGTTTTTTCGGTTTATTACTATTAAGTTGAACAACCGCTACGTCATCTATCCCATAATCAATGTCCAAAACCTTTAGTGAAGCACTATTTGATACTGGCCAGCATCCTACTACCATTCGCTACCCCTC